CAAATGTCTTTCCAGTATGGCGTCCAAATGTTAGCATCACATCTCCTTGAATAGAGATGCTATCATTTGATGTTGTGCTCATCTTTCTAAGACCAATTTTTGGGGTTTAGGCTGTGTAAAATTTGAAGCGATATGCTAACAGGTTGATAGCACAAAATCATTCATATGAATAGTCTATCTTTCAATATTCAGCCTCAAACTACAACGAAGGCTATATTCTCTGCTTACAATGAACTTCTTTCATCAGATGATCAGTTGAATAGAAAACCGTCCTATCAAAGAAGTCCAGTTTGGAATAGGGACCAGAAAAGTAATCTTATAGATTCCATAATGCGAAATATTCCAATGCCTATTTTCCTTCTTTATATGCACGGAAATATCAATGAATGTATTGATGGTCAGAATCGCCTTACAGCAATTAAGCAATTTATTGAACAAGCACCACCTCCAGAAGATAATCAAGATAAAGAGTTAGAACCGTTCCCTTGGATAATCCAAGGTGATGTGAAACAATATGTATTCTATCCGAATGAAAGGACAAAAGATGCTATGAAAATTTGGTGCGAAGCAAAGCAAAAAAAATCTGCTCTGAAGAAAAATTCCATAAAGGAATATCGTCTTATGACAGATGAAGAACACAAGAAATTTAAACGGTATGATATCACACTTTCCATCATTAAAGAGCGCCTTGAATATGAGCAACGCAAGGAGATCTTTATAAAATGGCAAAGTGGAACTGGTATCAGCTATTGTGATAAATACAAAAATGAAACCTTCCCATTTCAAGAATTTGTTCTTTCACGAAATCTGGAGGTTACTTTCGCACCCAAAATTATACCTCTTCTTAAATCTGGACGAAAGAATTGGTTTATGGATATTTTCCGAATTATTCATATATTCTTATCTACTACAAAAGAAGAGGATATCTTTCCTTGTGAACCTAAGTGTAAAAATATTATTGAAAAGCATCCATTTGATGAAAAACAATGGTCTGAAGCACTTGATATTGCCAATAGATTCGTCCAGAAGATTTCATTTCTGAAAGATATTCAGTCTAAAATGAAGTTGAGTTGCCTCCTTGGTATAGCTCGCTTATGGTCTGATAATTCTAAGCAATACCAAACTTTCATTGAAGATAAAGCATCTTTACTCCAATTTGCTGCTGAATCGTTGAATACTACTTCTCATAACCACTGTACACTTAATAATGGTCCTGCGGAAAGTAAATTCAAGGAAGGGTTTAAATTAATGAAGGATCTTTGTCTACAGAAAATTTCACTGAAAAGCTGCCCTACCTCTGTTCCTGAAGTCTACAAAAAACAATCAATTCCTTCATCTAAGAAAGCTGAAGTTTGGAAGACATACATTGGTATGAATGTTGGTCAAACTCCGTGCTTCATTTGTCGGACGAATATTATAAATATGACCACATTTGAGCCAGGTCATATTGTCGCAGAAAAGTTTGGAGGAACACTGGATATTTCAAATCTACAACCAATATGTAAACAATGCAATGGATCAATGGGGACTCTTCATATGAAATTGTTCTTAGAATCAAAGTTTCCTGGCCGTGAGTTGCTGAAGCCTCTTCCTTAAAAAACTATGAGGTCTGATATTATCTTTTCTTAAAAATCTCAGTTTTTTGTAAAACCCCTCAAAATTGAACACGCATACATTACACATCACGTTTAAATCAATGTCTGCTGGATTTCCGAAAGAAGCTCCTCTTCAACAACTACAACAATATGGAGGCCTTGCGGTTCGCTCTTCTACAGATGCGTGCAAAGGCTGCCGACGCTGCTGTCAGAGTCTGACGAAAACGGTAGCACAGAATCGTGGCCTCACAATTGGATGCATTGCTCTGCCAATGCTCACAATGGCCTTCTTCCTGATCTATATTGAAACTGCGATTGAAGCCTTCATTGAAGAGAAACTGATCCCTTACCAAGTTCAAATCTATAGGCAATACAAACTCACTCTCTTTTCTCCATTCTATATTCTTGCCTCTATTACCTTTGGATTTGGTCTTCTCGCTATGCTTTCCATTAAGTGTGAACACCAGAATATCCTTCGCTTCTGTGCCTTTACCTACAGAGGAATCGCACATTGGATTCTCTTGAGTGTATTTCTCTTCACAGGTCCCATTGCAGGTTACCTCCCTCTCTATCTGGTCTTTCAGATTGCGTGTTGGTCTCTGATTCCATCTCTTCTCTGGCTCTTTACCGCAGGTGTTATGACAGCACATAGTGATCTCATAACACAAGCAATTGAAAACAGAGCTCAAACAATGAGCCAAATTCACCAAGAACTGAATATTTAGAAATTCCAAAAACAAATTCAGTTAGATAGCCCGGCTACCTAACTAATTTTTCTCCACCCCAAGTATAGAATGAATTTCCCTTTCCACGCCGATGTGAGATGTGATACAACTGAATCAAAGAAGGAACTCTTAAAACAATTTTTACTCGCCGAAGACATCCAATATGAAGATGGAATTCCTGTCAATCGTGCGAAGTTCTTGTATTTGTATGGAGCGCACAATACAGGCAAATACACTCTCTTGAAAGAAATCGCCCAAGAAGTGTTTGGATCTCAATGGGAACAACGTATGTATATCCGTCTGGACGAAGGACAAAAGTTTCCCTACAAACTCCACGCTCACAAAGTGGAATCGTCCCAAAAAATTGTTTTAGTCACAGACAAGCAAGATCATTGGATGAAGTGGAAAGATTTGTATCCTGCGACAAGAACATTCCAGTTTGAAGGTGCTGAAATTACACCGACTCCGCAAGGGCACGTGACCATTGATTGGCCTGTTTTTATGTCACAACATATGCCAAGATTGTCTACATTCCAGACGACTACAAAACAAACCATCCAAACCTTTTTTATCAGACATTCTTTGCCCGCAGAGTTAGCGAATGAATTAGTATCTCAAATCACAACCGATACTAAAAATTATGGACGAGATTTATTTAACATTCTGACTTCATCTGAAATTAGCCACACGAACATTTAATTGTGTTTCCCAACAAATATTTTCCATAATGAAGTGTTGGCTTCAACGCAATTTGCTGGATAGGATCTAACAATTGAAACAATGTTTTGAACCATTCCACAATTCTTTGTTTTTTCTTCAGGCAGGCGTGTAGATACAATTTCTGATATACATATTCCCAAGGCAATTTTTCATCCTTGTATTCTTCATAGGTCTCTTGAAGGCCTTCCAGATTGTCTTTCTCAATCAGTGTTTTACACTCTTTCAGAAAGGCGTCCATTTAGTGCTTTCTACCTCTGCGAGTCTTTTTCACAGACTTCTTAGATCTACGCGTTTTGCGTTTGCCACCTTCCGCAGTGGCCATTACATAAAATCCCTCGGGGCCACCAACCGTCATATGCGTAATATCGTGATATCCGCGAAACTCAGGCTTATCCAGTTTCACACGAATTGATTCAACAATAGCACCCTTTTTATCGGAACCATCGGGTCTCTGAATCATCACGTGATCACCAATATTGACCATCTTTCTACTTGTCCTGAGAATTTAGACAACCGGGTAGGAAGCTACCATCTGAATTCCGCACTGGCCATTGGGGTTGAACTTCGCACCACGACCCAAGCGGATATAGCCCTTCTCACCCCAGTCCGCACCCCAAGAGTTCTTCACCTTGTAGTATTCCTTGCCAGCATCCGTGCCATACCCTACAGCAAGAACACCGTGGTCCAGCTGGGTGCCGCACGCAGAGTCCATCACACCACCTGAATAGAACTGGAAGACAGACTGATCAGCCTCAACAGCAACAGAAACAGGCTGCTGGACAATCGCAGTCTCCAACGCAGTCTCAGAACCAACCGCTACATCCTTGAATCCAGAAAGAGTGGCCGCAACAGGCTTGCCCTTGGCTTCGCATGTGTTGGGGCCCGTCGCAGTGTAAGGATACGCATCCTCGGTGGTGATACCCTTGTTGTCAATGATATACTGGAACGCCTGGTCCATCAAGCCACCATTGCACCCCTGATTTCCCTCCGCAGTAGAGCAATCCACCAGCTGCTGCTCAGAAAGAGAAGGAAGAGTGCCATTGGACAGGAACCACGCACCCTCCACAGATCCAGTCGTGGAGAAGGCCCAGCAAGATCCGCACTGTTCCTGGTTCTTCACCGGCGTAACCGCACCCTTCTGGCTCCAGTCTACAGAAGTAGGATTGGCCGTGGTATTGAAAGGACCATCGGTCTGTCTGCGAAGAGACTTCTTGGGGATGCGAACACCACCCGTGAATTTCGCCTTGAACTCATCCGCAGTGAGATCGGCGAACTTGTTGATACCCATCGTCCAGGTGTGATTTCCAGCGTTGTGTTCCGCAATTTTGAGCATATTGGCGTTAAATATAGTCTCGCGGTAGTCGCGCTCGGTGGGCTGATACTGCTTTCCATTTCGGGAAGCCCACTCATCAAAGGTGGGGCAATCAAATGCGGCGGCGAAAATTGTCAAAGCTTTGAGCATTCCTATGAAGAAAGCTTTGACTTTATTTTAGACCGGGGAGACTTATTGGTTTACCAATAAGGGCACATAATGTTTACCAATAAGGGCACCAAGGACCAGGGCAAGGACCGTGCCAATAGCGACGACGCCAGCCCCAATAAGGTCTGTATCCGTAAGGCCATCCACCAGGGGCGCCCCATCCAGGTCCATACACAACATACGTTACGAAACCCTCTTTATCTGTAGATGCTGAAGGTGTCAATAGAATTGCTGCGAGCAATACAAGTCCAAGAAGTGTGAGTGTTTTCCAGCACATTCCTACAATACTTTGATAAATTACGCATCATCAGGTGATGTCTGTTCTACATCATATCCATCACCCTCAGGTCTATAGACCTCTGCCGCTTCTCCAAAGCGAGTGATACCCGCAGCAAGCATTTCCTCGCGTTCTGTCACGTAGTGCTTAGGATCATATTTCCAAATGGCCTTTGTTCCACCGACTGCGTAGTGACCCATACCATACCTCTGTAACAAGTTATCCAGCTTACGTTCTTCAGGTGTCATATCCGTCTTGTCCTTGATAATCTTGGCCTTCTCCTTCTCCATACGATCCTGGATAATTTCACGAATTTGCTCCGAATTAAAGTTGAGTCCTTCTTGTTTGTATTGAAGCAGGCACGCGCGTAAAATCTTCGCAGGGAGTTTTGCGGGTAGAGACACAGCAGACAGAGGAGCTGACAAACCAGGCACATTTTGAGGAACGTGATTGGGCATTATGAATTCAGCAAAGATGCCACCCACAATCAATCGCTGGAGGAATTGGGTCGCAATTGCGCCTCCACGGATTATAGTCGGTCTCAGAATACGAATAAACAGAGGAGACACAACAGATAAACGATCTATCGCTTCTTGTATCTTGGCTCTTGCGAATAAACCAACTGCTCTTCCAAGATCTTTGACAATCTCATACAAATAATTCGTATGCAACTTGTAGGCCTTTGTCAAATCCGCCATCACATCCACAGAGAAATCGGTGGTTTTGGATGGTTTGATAATCGGACGGAATTTTCTTTCCAAACCATACTGAATGGTGATCATTCGTTGGAATGGAATTAAGAAATAGGTGCGAAGAGCTTCACCCAAATCTTGAGAAGGCAGTTTGACAAGTTCTTGATACTGTAAAAAGACATCATCGCCAAGGCGGCTGCGGATTTCATTCTCAAACGTAAGTGCCTTGTTGGACAGATCATTGAACGCATTCAAGATATCTGTGCGGCTCGCATCAGGAGGAAGAGCTTGGAGATTTACCAAAGTTTCGCGTATAGTTTGTTCATAATCCTCAAAGGGCGCAGGCAACACACTCAACATACCTCGGAAGTTTTCTATAGAAGTAGGAATCACAGGGACAGGCTGAGGAGGAATAATTCCATTGCGATTCACCTGATTCAACAAATCTTCAAAATTGTCTTTGGTAATTTCAGAGACACCTGCTTCTCTCAGAGCATCTAATTCTCTTGCTTTCTTGCTTTGGATATCTCCTTCGTATTCTTCGTCGTATTTTTTCTGCTTCTTTCCTTCCTTCGCAAAACGACGAGTAGGAGGTGGTTCTCTCGGATCATCAGGGAAGTGGAATTCACACCAAGGGCACGTGTTGTCATACCCAGGCTCGTGTTGTAAGCCAATGCGAGGTCCACGGAAACAAACACGTAAGAACAATCTATACATAGAGTTCGTATCCAGATTCGCAAAGAGTTTTTCTAGGGGACGAGGTCTCATCTCCACAAACAAGCGGCTGCCTTTGGAACCTTCAGGTGCTTCACGAGGAGGCAATTCAAACAAGACCTTCTTCCAGAATTCCGCAGGCGTCATCACAGAATTGTAACAGCAAGAGGCTTCAGAACTCGTCCCTGGCAGATACTTGCCATATTTCAGAGCATAGATGTGGGCTTGTTTAATATACGCACGAACCTTTTCAGCTTCAGAAGCAGTCTCAACAACAACCGGATTTTCAGCTTCTGCAGCGAGTTCCTTGGTTACAATGAAAGGGGCGGGTGTAAATCCATAAGGGATACTATCACGGGGTCTACCCAAACTCGTCTCATATCCAAAGGTCTCCAACAAATATTGTTTCTTGTCAATAATGGCTTGCTGAACTTCAGGTGTTTCAGCGAGTTGTGTCGCAAAGGTTTTCAAGAACAACATAATTTCATTGGTTCGTGCTGTGGAAGAAGAAATAGACTGATATCCTGTAAGATCCCAAGGCGCAGTTCTGTGAGTGATGCTTGAAATCGCACACGCAATGTATTCAAGCGCAGTGGTGTCCATCTTATCCCCAGAAGGTCCATCACGAGGGAATCCTGTAAATTCAGGCTTCGCACATCCAGCCAATGTATATCGGATAACGTATTCAGGAACGTGTGTCTGAACATCTATGATTAGAGAGACAGCACACAGGCTCACTAAGATACGATTAATAAATACATCGTAATCTGTGCTCACCTTTCCAGCCTTCTTCAAAGCCTTCTGGCTTCTCGCATATTTTTCGCGATCAGGAACAAGAGCCAAGGCATTCTTCACACGGCTGATCATTGAATGGTAGGAGCGAAGATCAGGATAAATTCCTACAAGGCTCGCCAATTCATTCAGTGTAGAATAAATCTTCTGTTCATCTTCAGACTTTGTTTCAACCTTTTCTTCCTCTTCTGCCTCCATTATAACAGCCCGCTGGAGCTTCTCTTCTTCCAAAGCATCTTCATCCACAAGAACAGCACGCCCAGACATTGGCGCACCATTGTCATCACGCTCCAAATTCGTCTCATATTCATAATCCATAATGGGCTGACCGCATTGTTTGCAGATATATTGGCCATTGAATTTGCCTCCACTAAATGTCAGCAAAATTTCCTTGTGAAGCGTGTCTTTTTCCTTGGGTCTCAAGAACTCTTGGAGCAACAAATATTCGTGTTCGCAAATCAAATGGTGAGGAGGCTCACCACTGTTACACCAGAGCCAGTGATCTTCCTTCTTCAACTTGTATTTGCGAATAAAGGTATTCAATGTAAGCATACGTTCAGTATTGCTCTGGATTTTTCTGATTTTATTGAGATCTTTCAAATGCTGGCAAGGATTGACCTGAGGAGGATCGCCTCTATCTTGTAACTTCTTCTCTTCCTCTAATTTGTATGTCAGTTGTTTTACAAACAAATCACGTTCTACCCGCAAACGCTCTGTCGCAACCTCAGGATTCTGAGCAAGAGCATTGAGCAGTAAATCAGGATAATATATATACATATAGGCGAACATAGCAACATCATACGATCTATACGAAATATGGCGAAGCTGGAAATCAGCGATGAGTTCTTTCAAAATAGGCTCACCTGTTTGTTCGCTGGTGAGCTTCTTGATCATCTCAAACATACGCTGCTGCGGCAAGAGACCGTTTGTTTGGATAGGTTTTCTATCTTCACGTTCTTTCTTAATCTCTTGGCGGAATTGAGAGATCATTTTGCGAACACCAGCAATATACATTTGTATCTTGGCGTCCAAAACACGACGCTGCGGAACTGTGAATTCAGCTTGGAGAAGACCGAAAGAACGCAGAGTAGGCATTAAATCACCAATTCCACCCCCATAAATCGCCTGTCCCTTTAACCAATCCGCAATTTCCGTATTTCCTAGAGTGCTTCCATCAAAACTTACAGATATAATTTTATCTTGTTCAGGAATGTCTACAATATTTCCCGCTTTTCTTAAAATTTCTTTCATTGTCATTGATTGTCTGAGAGAAAGCGCGGAATCCAACGCCAAAATTCCTGAACGAATATATCCGAGATCACGAATAAATTCAAGAGGAAATACTAAGAACCCTTTTGTCTCCGCAGAATCAGCATCTTCCACCTTATGTGTGAGTCCACCCTCGCCATATCGCCCATACCGAGGACCTAATGCGCGCATAAGACTGAATTTAATCACTGATACTTCATCCAAAGTGACCATTTTGTCTTGATTCGCAAACAGTTTGCGGAATCCAACAAGTGTCTCATCTTTATCAGAATCTTTGGGTATTTCCATACGGAAGAAATCTTGATCAAAACGCAGGTCCTTCAAATCACCATCTTCACGAACAGGAGCAATTACGTTGAAGTATTTATTGAAATAGCCTTGCCAAATCGTCACCCATCTCGGAATTTTTTGTGCGAGTGCCGCACCAGGTTCATCCACAGCAATACTGCCATCTTTTAACTGGGAATCCAAATACCGCTCACCCTTTATCACAATGTCCTGGAGATAATTCAACAAGATTTGAGGATTGCTCGAAGAAAGAGGATCTACAAGTGTTCCACGCTCATATGCTTTCAAATCCAAAAAAGAGTGGTCAAGATAAATAGCTTTCGCAACAGCTAAGACTTGTTTTGCCAAGGGAAACTGTGTCTTCTCAAGCAATTCCACCAAGGTTTGGAAAGCAACAGGTTTTCTGCCGACAGGTGTGCTTCCTGAATAGCGTGTAATATCATTGCGCAAAGCAAGCATATTCCAAACGAGGCGAGAAACGGCGCGAATGCGTTTCGCATTTCGCTGAGCAGCAGGATCTAGATCCGCAATACGCTCACGCAACATATCATTGATTTGTTCATCGTCCTTGTATAAGATCTCCCACGCAGGTCTCTCAATTCCTTGGAAAAGACCCGCAATAGGACGCACCTCAGGCGCTTCCAGTTCATCCAAAAACTCAAAATCCAAGAAAACTTCTTCCACTTCGCCAGGCGCAGCTTCGTTCGGAACAACTTCCTCTTTCTTAGCTTCTTCAACAATGCGAAGAACATCAAAAGGAGCAACAGAGCGATCTTTCGGAATACCTTTGTAAGCAAATTCCAGAACTAATTCCTCTCCAGCTTCATCTACAAAAATAGCTCTATCTTGAATTTCATTTGCTTCCTTCACCTTGTATGTGACCAACTTCTCACCCTCGGCCGTAAAGGTTTCCACAAGCAAATCTCTCGCAATTCCTCTTTGAGCTACAAAAGAAGGGAGCAAACGCTTTTCTTTAATCACGATATCTGTGATTTCATATTCCTCTTTTGGAACATAGTCACCTTCTTCGTCTTGCTCAAAGTCAATGACTACAAGTTTTCTGCTCTTTCCTTCCTCCAAAATACTAATTCGTTCATCGTCTATGTAATAGACGCGACCTCTTACAGTTTCAATATCAGCTCTGCTGGAATGAACTTCAATTAAATCGCCAAGTTCAATTCCAACATTTTCATTCGCTTCTTCTTCTTTGACTTGAGCATTACCAGGACCCACTTGGACAGCAGATTCCACTACATCTGATTGTTCAACATCTGTTCCTAAAACAAGATCACCAACATCTTCTGTTACATCACCGGATGGCTCCATACTCACCCTTCTATTACATTCCCATACAAATCCAAGGCACTATGGACGCCTAAAAAATTGACACGAAATATGGACAGCAGTCCAAGCAGTTATCAAATGGCATACCCTGTAGAAGTATTTAATGACCTTACGAATAAGTTTACCACGTGGGAGACTTTTCAAGAGTATCTCACGAGTCCAGAGGGAGGATCGATTCGCTGCGTGGGAGAGGGACGGTATCGTATTCTCCGTTATGTGAAGGGTGTCAGTGATCTGAAGACTCCTCACGGGAAGTGGATGCGTTCCGTCATTTGGGATACTCAGGATCATCTTCCTGTCTGTGTAGCGCCTCCGAAGGCAGAGAAGGGTGATCTGGTAACCGGAGAGAAGGTTTCGTATCCTCTTATTCAGGACTTTCTTGATGGCACGATGATCCAAGTATTCCGCACGTTTACTGAACCAAATGTTCTTCAGGTTGCGACTCGGACACAGATTGGTGCGCAGGGAAAATTCTACAGCAACAAGACCTTTGAGCAGCTCTTTGATGAAGCACTTACCGCAATGGGAATGACGAGACAGAGCCTTCTAGATCTGCTTGCGACCCCCACGGAAATGGTGCCGAATCACTTCGCTTCTTTAGTTCTTCAGCATCCTGAGCACCGAGTCGTTGCGCGTTGCCGCAGCCCTCGTCTTTGGGTAGTTCACGTGGGAGCGGTTCTTGACAATGCGACTGTGAGTATGAATGAGAATCCCACGCACTGGCCTATTCGCCTTCGTCTTCCTTCCACTACCGCAACCCGCTTTGCCTCAGACGCAGCGCTCACCAATTACTTCAATGATCTCTGTCAGCAAAATGGCTGGTTTTACCAGGGCCTTACGTTCAAGGATGGAAAGGGGAAGCGCTGGCGTCTTCGCAATCCCAATTACATCTATCTGCGAACCCTTCGTGGTTCAGAGGCTACTCCTCTAGAGCGTTTCCTGCGTCTGCGATCGGAAAGCAAGGTTTCTGAGTATCTCAAGCATTACACAGAGGAGCGTAATGTATTCTGGGATCTAGAGCAGACCCTTCGTCAGAAGACTCGTGAAGTCTATGATTCGTATTGTAAGGTTCACAAGTCTCACGAAGCGAAGCTAGATTCTCTTGAGTGGGCAATCAAACCGTGTGTGTTCAAACTTCATTCTCATTATCTAGAGCATCTGAGACCCAATAATGAGAAGGTTCTTCTGAAGCACGCTGTAGAACTCGTAAACAATCTCCCGCTGTTTGAACAGAAGCGCCTTCTAACGTCTCCGAGTATCGCGGCGATTCCCCCTCCGCCTGCGGTTCATCTTGCGGCTGCGCCCGTGTCTGCGTCTTGATTTCCCACCTTCTAATTCATCTAATTCGGCCAGCATTTGAGCCGTGGTTTTAGGTGCAGCTACAGCAGGGAATAATTCATTGTAAGCAGCTTGTATTTCATTGTTTGTAGGTTCCACATTGTTGTTATTGTTATTCGCAAATCGTGCGCGATCCACAAGTCTGCTCAGAAGTTCAAGTTGATCATCCAATGATAATGTTAGAAAATATCGTTTGATGGCTTTTTCATCGCAAACACCCTTCAAATTAACTTTTTTACTTTCTCCATATTTCTTTTTGAGAGTCAGTGATAGCTCTTT